TTGCCCATATAGGAAACTTCAGACATTATTCTTTAGCATTTTCATGAGTTCGGCTGTTGATCCAGCAAACACTACATTGTTTTGTGTGTTTATGGAACCTGCTGATTTAGCAGTTTCGGGTTGTTTTAGTTGCTGGGCACGCTTCTGAAGTTCTAGTAAATCTTTAGCAGTATCGCTCAGAGTCTTCATGATCTGTCCGGTAACTTCATAGTTACGTGGATGTTCGCTATTTCTGCTTAGCTCGGAAATATCGTCCAGAATATTATTACCTTTGGTTATGACGCGCCTAAGAGTCTGACGAGCCAGCTCAAAATCGTCCTGCTGATCTGCAGAAAGACCGGGCTTGTCTAGAGGCATGGGCAGAATTTCGGTCATGGGCTCAGTATTAAACAGAGCATTTAATTCGGGCAAATCTTTCATTCAAAATCCGTAAAGGTTTCATTAAACTCAAAATCCGAATTCGGTAAGGCATCATTAGGCGTTACTGTGGCTGTATAGCTGGTAAGATTTTGAGTTAATTCTACGTCTGTAAACATATTAGCGATAACTCTACGAATTATGCCTGACTGTTGAGCAGGCCCATAATAATTGATTTTGACAGTGAAACTAAAGGTCCAAATTATAGCTCTTCGAACAGCAAAGTCACCATCATACTCATCTTCGTAGGTTACATTATCTAATATAACCGGTAAATCGTTTACTATGTTTAATTGAGGTATGGCTTTTAAACTTAGATTAAAATCTGGATTAAAGTATGGCAGTATTTGCTCTATGATCTGAAGACCATCGTCTTGATTTTTAGCATAAACATATAGATTAATACTTATGTTGTAGGGCGTGGGTGCGTATTGTTGACTTATCTTTGCAGGATCGTTACTTAGTATGGCTCTATTGCTCTGTATGGGACTAACCTTTCTAGCAGGATCATATTGCAGACCTAGTATCTCGAAACTCATGCGCGGTAAAATAACCAGACTCTGTGCATCATCCAGATTAGGCTGTTGCTCAATTCTGGCAATCATTTTCTGTCGTGGAGCATAGGCCAAGGGTACCTTGAACCGTTGTGCTACATTGCCAGCAGCGTCCCGTCTAACAATATAGATGTCATTGAATAGATTACCAAAGGCTACTATGGCTTTTCGTGTTGTACCCCAGTACCAGGTTCTATTAAGCACGAGCCACCTCACCAAATGGATTGCGTTCGCTAAAGTCTAGAATATCGCTTATGTCAACATCAAATTTAGCATTCTGACTTTCGGTATGTACTTCACCATCTACTGTAAACTGGTCAGGCATGTAGCTTTCGTTGAGCAGAACTTCACCATTCTCATCTACTAGTGTATTACCGTTTTCTGCTTTGAGTTCATAGTTAGCAGTTAACAGTGAATCCGAAACAGCATCTGGATAACTGTCTATGACATCGTTACCAGTATTAAATTGTTCTAGGCTGTATTGCATTAATTCACAATTCAGCTTATAGACAAAAAGAGCTCCGGTCTGGTAAAAAGGCTGGTTACCAATTACCTTTTTTATTTCAAAATAACTTTTGGTTAAAGGAAAATAGACAATGTCACCTTCGGCTGGTCTTACGGCAACTGTTTGGCCATAATCGCCTACCAATTGTTTCCAGCGACGTCTGCTTACTATGAAGGTAGCCGAATCACGTAGCTCAACACCAAATTTAGTTAATAGATCACCGTCGCCCTCGAAGCCCTGTACATTTTCCATGTACATTTCTATGGGATAATAGTGCTCATAGGTATTGAGCGGATCTTCTTTTAGGATCTCATCCTGATTGAATTTCTTGCGTGGCACATAGTAGCATTCATGACCGTAGATCTTTAGGCTTTCTATGATTAGATCTTCATATAGAAGTTGTTCCGAACGCCTACCGATCGGCACGCCACTTTGAAAATATGGATTAATAGGCATTCGATTATCGACCCTTGTCTAGGATTTGTCTATAATACTACTGTGAGAATAAAGAATTAACCAGTAAAGAAGTCCACAGGTAATTCAAAGGTATTACGAATTTCCTGTTCTATTTTCTCTATCTCATCTATAGCTTCATCATAGATCTTTTGTCCGTTCATGGACACTCCACCAGGCAACTGTATGCCTTCGAATTTCTTAAGGTTGTCGCCCCATTGGCGTTTTAATAATGCAGTTGCATATCTTTTAAGCCACATATCGTTATAAACATCTGAGTATGTAGCTGGGTCTAGAATTCGCCAGCATTCAAAAACCAAATATTCACCTTCTTTGATGTCTGCACTCCAGCTAAGATCTATGTAGACTCGATTCATGTGTCTATTAAACCTTACTGGTTTTGTACCAACCAATACCTGCTGTATGAGTTCTAGCTGACCTTTTACTTGCTGGTAATAGATCAGATCAGTACTCATGATGCTGTACAGATCGTTAATTAATATCTGATAGCGAATGTCGAAAATGTTCATGCCACTGGTAGTCTTGCTACTAAACGGCAGAATACGATTTATACCAACCACTGCATCGCTTACGGTAACATACTGATTACTAATATCATTTGCAGTCATCTGATGTTGCAGATAGACTAACTCGACTGCATCGTAATGATACTCACGATAAAACTGAAAGGCATCATCGATGCGATCTTCGACCTGATCGTCGTCAACGTTGATCTCTATGACCGGGTGACCGAGTCGTCTTAGACAGTAGTCTTTAAGTTCTTCGCGATTGGTTACACTAGCCATTTTTGCCTTTTATAGATATTTATAAGCTAAATCTAGAGCGATAAAATTCGAAATTTCTCTTGATTTCATTGGCAGTCAAAGCTCGATTGTAGCACTGTACCAGTGATAATCTGCCGTTTAATAAATTACCACCACCAAAAGTTGCTAAGTTAGTTACCCCATTACCACCATGACCAGTTTTAATGGCCGTATAGGTACTGTCTAGTTGGCCATTTATATACAGTTTCATGCCGTCTGTAGTTGTAAAAGTACAGACAGTATTATACCAGGTCCCTGTGCTAAAGGTTGCTACTGATGGAAAGTTTGAAGGAAACCCTGCCCAGTTAGCATGACCACAGTACATTCTATTTGAACCCATAAAAAACATAAAGTGATTACTGCTGGCACTGCTTATAAGATTATTATCTGCACTGGTACTGTTTAGATAAAACCAGGCGGACTTGGTATAGCCGCTACTGGGGACTACACCTGTAGTACTTCCTGTACCATATTGTGTTGAACCATTGAATGTAAAGTAAGCTGCTGACCCTGATGTAAATGTAGGACTGTTGATCAGAGATATGTTTTGTTTTGTACCGGCTAGGTCAATCCAGTCAGAGCCACTTCCAGGGTAGCTATCGGTATTGGCTGCATCTAAAAATAAAGTAATGCCCGAAAAAATTGGACCAGTACTGTTGCGACCAAAACCTGTACCTGTAAATGCCGATAACATTTAGAAGCCTGTTAACTGACCGAGTACTGTAAAAGAACCACCGGCAGATTGTAGTACACTAAAATTAATTACGTCCAATCTATTTGTACTAGGAACCGGCAAGGTATTTCCTATCCAGTTTATAGACACTGGTGTTCCGGCCATCTGTACGGCATTGGCATAATAACCAGTTGCTCCCTGATTAACTACTAGTGTATAGGTTGTTCCATAACCACCGGCTAGACTAGAAATAGTAAAATTTGCAGTCCAGTTAGCACTTGGCGTATTGTGGTAGAAGATATGTCCCTGGGAAGCATCATGTTCAACAATACCATTGGCATTATTAATGGTTGAATATCTTTCAACAACTCCACCACCAACCAACATACTTCCCAGCGTATCTACACCTGCACCAAACTTACCACCACTCTGCACTACTAACCAACCAGGAAATGCTGATGTAACTCCGCCGTCGTTACTGGGTTTAGCTAGACCAACAAACAAGGCACCATCAACAGCCAGACTAGTAGCTCCTGCTCCATTGGTACCTAGAGTAAATACAGAATTATTAGCACTAGATGTTGCATTGTATATGCCAACCAACTTGTCATTAGCCTGTACTACACCGCTCTGACCAGACCAAACATTGCCACTACCACTAGATAACTTATAACCGCTATCGTTTATATTAATATTACTGGCAACTAGACCTGCAGAATTTTGAAGTGTGTTATCTGGGAAATGCATTATACCATCAATATCAAATTTCCATGTTTTTCCATAGTTACTACTAGAACCAATTACAATGTTGCCATTATAACCTCTTTCTAGTTTAATATATTTGTTATCGTCACCAATATAAAAGTCATAGGCGTCTGTATCTCCAGTATCAAAGTGTATGTGCGCATCATCATCACCGCCACGAAGTCTCAAATACTGAAGATTGGCTACCTGTCCAGAACCAGCAGCTAAATAAAGCCCATAATTTTGACCGACACCTGTGCCTATTACAAAATTGTCCTGGAATGTAACGTTAGCTGTATTTGCGCTACTACTCTCACTAACTATAACCTGAAATTTACCATTGGCTTCGTAGTAGACTAGGTTAGAACCAACAGCACCTAAAGCAGCACGAGCACGTGCGTTACTAAAGTAAAGATTAGCACCCTCGGCGATGTCGCTAGTAGTAAGTGCAGCTAAACGTGGACTTATGTTGGCCCAAACACGTGCATTGGTAAAGTAAAGATTAGTACCTTCGGGTATGCTGCTGGTTGTTGTTCCTGTAGGTACTATGGTGGCCACGGTACCTGTAACACCAGGCATTACTGTAATTATACCCTCAACCAATCTAATTACTGTGGCATCGCTAGCTGTATTGGCTTCGACATCATAAAACCAGCGCCCAGCTTTAATGGCTGCAGTAACATTAGCTGCCAGGCTAAGGGTAACTTCGCCATTGGCCTCGTCGGAAACTGTAGCAGATATAGAAATAGCATTAGCCGAATACTGACTCCTACGCATCTGAGCTCTAACACTATAGCCAGCCAGACTAATGTTAGCCTTGTTAGTATTCTGATAATTGATCTTTTGGCTAAGTGTAGCGCCCTGATCTAATGCTATATCTAGGTATCGTGCCATTTACTTAATTTTCCGGTGGAGTTGGCCAAACAATATTATACGGGAAATCTGGTTGAGCTGGAACGTCACGAAGTAGTTGTCTGTAGACTGCCCAGGCCTGTTTGTCAACCGGGGCATCGGCAAGCTGTGTCCAATCAGATGTTTCAAGTAGATTTTTACGTATGCCTCGTTGTAAAGCTATAACATCTTTATATGGTCTTTGTATGAGACGATAGCGACGTACCCATTTACCATCGACAAATTCAGGATCTTCCATGGTTACATTATAGACGTTTCCATCAATTTCTGGTAAAGGAGGAATTTCTACTGGAAACAGATTGTGCGTAGCCAGCTCGGCAAAACTAGGACGTTCGCTTAATCCATGGTTAGGATTGAATTTATTAGTATAACTCCAAAGATTTACAGGGCAATGTCGAACTTCGCCTTTATCATTTAAT